AATGTCAGTAATAGTTTATATGCTAAGTATATAATAGATCGTTTAATATATACAGTACCTTTTATTGCTGATAGTGGTAGCGAGCATATAATTTATGTTAATGGCTTCCATTATGTAATAGCTAATAGTTATAGTATGTATCCTACGAATAGATATCCATTTATATTAATGCCTAATATAAAGGGTGTTGTTAAAGATGATAAAATATATGCCGATAGTGATGATAACGAAGGTATACCAGTAAGCATACCTAATGATGTTTCTATAGGTACTACAACACTATGGCAAAGAGGGTACTATAAAAAGGAGAATAATACATATCTAACAGACCCAGGTGATCCAATCTTAGAAGGTGAAGATTTGGATGCTTTTAAAGAACGTATTTATGGTCCAGTAGCGGATAGAAAAAATAAACTAGGTGTTATTAAATATATGCACAATATGTTTTTATATGGCTATGATATATTTAGTGGAGATAACACAACAGATCCAGGTGCATAATAACATATTAGACCTTAAATCTGATACCTAACGTAATTTTAACATTTGGAATTTATGTTTGACAAATTAAAAAATTTGTGGTATAATACAAATGAAGGCTAGGGAATTTTTTGTAGGAATTTAAATTTCTTTACAGACCTTCTCTAGCCTTATAAGGACAATAAACAATGCAACTAAAGAGAGACGAGGTTAAATATGTTCGTGACTATGCAAAGAATTTGTATAAACGTGATACAAAGTGCTATATATGTGATTCAGAAGAAAAACTAGAATTTCATCATTTCTATAGTATAACTACCTTATGGCGCACTTGGCTTAGTAATGTTAAAGGTATATCTGTCGTCAATACTCTGGGACAGATGATAGACCTTAGAGACGAATTTGTCAAGGCACATAAGAAAGAGTTATATGAGGAAGTAGTAACTTTGTGTAGTATACATCATGATTCTTTGCATAGAATTTATGGGCATTCTCCTCTACCTACCTCAGCAGAGAAACAGCGCACGTGGTGCGCGTTACAGAAGGATAAGTATGCTCAAAGAGTTTAAAGATTATATAGTTGAAAAGTTAAATCCTGCTCAACCTAGTATTAGAAGAGACCAAGGAGAAACACAGGATGCAGCATCTCCTAAGCTATTTAATATTGAAACTGCTTATGAGACAGTTGAGATATATAATAGAGGTGTAAATCTAATTGTAGATGCAGCAGCTTCTATTCCATTTGATGTTGGCTCTAAAATTCCCTCTATCGAATCTATTTCTGGTGGAATTAATTTTAGAGCGAACAAATTAGATAAGTTAATAAATTTTATACCAAATCCTTTTATGGCTGCTGAAGAACTGAGAAGAAATATATACTTAGACTTAGTGTTAACTGGCTCTGCGTATGTATACTTTGATGGAACTCACATTTATAATCTTCCAGCTAAAGGAGTAAAGATAAATGCTGATGAAAAGGCATTTATACGTTCCTATGAATATGGTGATGAAGAGTTTGACTTTAAAGAAATTATTAGTATTAGAGAAAACTCTGCTAAATCTATGTTTAGAGGAACGTCTAGACTAGACTCAACTGCACAATCTAAAAGCAATATTGATTCTATGCGCACATTTCAAGACAATTTTTTTAAGAATGGTACTGTGCTTGGTTTAGTCTTAACTACGGAAGATACGTTATCTGACCGTGTAAAAACAAGAAAACTGGAAGAGTGGCGAATAAATTACAGTTCAAAGTCAGGTGGCCGTAGACCTATGATACTTGATGGCGGTATGCAAATCAAGGACTTAGGCTCAAAGGATTTTAGAGAACTTGATTACAAAGAGAGCTTAAATGCTCATATTGATAATATAATGGTAGCTTTGGGAGTACCGTCAGTACTAATAAATGGTGGGAATAACGCGAATATTGCACCAAACCTAAGATTGTTTTATATTCAGACGGTACTACCATTAGTTTTAAAAGTGACAGGTGCACTTGAAAGATATTTTGGGTATGATTTAAAACCTGCTACTAGAGACGTTTTAGCCTTACAACCAGAATTAAGGGAAGAGGCAAACTATTTAGTATCACTAACCAATGCAGGAATTATAACTAGGAATGAGGCAAGAGAGAAGATTAGAATGAAAAATTCTGACAATCCAATTGCAGATGAACTAACCCTACCAGCAAATATTGCTGGTAGTGCAGCGTTACCTAGTTTAGACCAGGAGAACATATAAGTTGAATAAGAATTTTTTTACTAGTAGTAATTTTAAGATTAAGGCTATTAGCGAACAGGAAGATTCTTTAGTCATTGAGGGATATGCCAATACAACTGAAAAAGATAGAGTTGGGGATGTAATTTTACAAGAAGCCTGGACTAAAGGCGGATTGGATAATTATATGAAAAATCCTATTATTTTAGCCTATCATGACCATAGTCAACCTATTGGTGAGGCTATTGATTACTCAATTGATGCTAAAGGATTAAGAATTGTAGCAGAGATTTCAAAACATGCTGGAAACATATATAATCTAATCAAAGATGGTGTGTTAAAAACTTTTTCTGTTGGTTTCAGAATTAAAGACGCTGATTATGATAGAAAGGACGATACGTTCACAATTAAAGATTTAGAATTATTTGAAGTTTCAGTAGTTTCTGTTCCAGCTAATGCTAGTTCTACATTCTCTATTGCTAAGTCTTTAGAAGACTCTACTGATTTAGATGCGTATAAGAAAATGTTTGAAAAAGAAGCACAAGTAGAACATACTAAAGATGTTTTAACAAAAGAAGATGTTGCAGCTATGCTTGCTGGCGTAGATAACAAAAAAGAATTAAGTGAATCAATTGAGACATTAACCGCTTCTATTGATTTAGCTTCCAAATATACAAAAGAAGAATTTAAAGCTCTATTAGAAGAAAGTCAGAAGTCTACTATGGAGTTCATTAAAGAATTATTAGAAAATAACAAAAAAGAGGAAATTAAAGAAGTTCCTGTGGAGAATAAAAATATGTCAGTAGAAGTTGGTTTGAGTGGTGTTGAGAAGTTAGTTGCAGATTTACAAGCTAAAATGGAAGCTCAAGAAGCTAAATATAGTGAAGTTATTTCTAGCTTGAAAGCTGAAATTGCTGAGAAGTCTAGTGAAATTGAGAATGTAGTTAGAAGCAAAATGAAATTCCAAGATAAGAGTATGACCAAAGACGTTATTACCGATTCTGAGAAATCAACTGCTGTTTTAGCTGCTAAAATTTTAGGGCGTCCTATCCAAGATACCAAATATTTCCAGGGTCTTTTGCGTGAGAAATCAGGTCAGGGTCACTTTGATGGCACTGTATCAACAGGTGAATGGGAAACTACATACTCTACTCAGATTCAAGAGGCTGTTAGATCTAATTTAGTTGTTGCTCCATTATTTACTAAGCGTATGCAAATGCCTACCCGTTATGTGCAAATTCCTACAAATCCAGAAGCTGGTTACGGTACTTGGGTCGATACAGGCTCTATGTCTAATGGAACTACTCAATCAGCAGCGTCTTCAGGTACTGCTCAAGCTCATGAACTTGGCAAAATTACTTTAGAAGCATTTAAATTAGCTACAAAAGAATATATTGGCTATGAGGAAGAAGAAGACTCAATCATTCCATTGATTCCTATTATCCAAGGTGCTATGGCTCGTCGTATGGCTAAATCTATTGACCGCGCTATGTTAACAGGGGACCCAACAACCCCAGCAACAGGATATACAGCAGCCCCTTTTAGTGGTGTAGCTAACTACGCTAAAGATGCTACTTTGACTGTTAATGCTTCTGCAGATGATACATTATCTTATGCTAATTTTATGAGCTTACGTGCGGCTATGGGCGTTCAAGGTTTACAACCAGGTTCATTAGTATTTATTGTTAATACCCCTATTTATTATAGTATGTTAGAAGATGATACTGCCTTTATTGCTATTACTAAAGCTGATGTTGTAGGTAATGCTATCTCCTCAGGTGTAGTAGGTACTTATGGTGGAATTAAAGTAGTTGTTTCCGACGAGTTTACTATTGATGGTACTACTGGGGTTCCTGTAGCCACCTTAGTTAACCCTAATGGATTCTTAGTTGGTAATTATGGATCAATGAGAACTGAGCGTGACCGTGATATCGTTAATCAAAGTAACGTATTAGTAACAGCAACTAATATTGGCTTTATTAGAACACAAGCGGGTTCAGCCGTTGCATTAGTTAATCCATAACCTAAATTAGTTATATCGGAGGTATTATGAATTTAGTAACTATACAAGAGTATAAAGATTATAAGGGCATTAATAGCTCTAATCAAGACACAAAATTAAATATCGTAATACCTTCTATTAGTAGACTAATACAGTCTTACTGTAATAGGGAGTTTATTGGTCACGCATACGATGTAGAAAATGATCTTCCTATTACAGGAGACACCCCATTAACACAGACATATGATGCTACATTATCAGCTATTCTAGTTAAAGAATTTCCTATAATGAAAGTAGTCTCTGTTAAAACGTCTACCGATGGGGGTACTACAAAAACAGATTTAGTAGAGGGAACAGATTTCTATGTTGATTATTCCTTAGATACTGTAGTCTCAGCATCCGGTTCTTTTTCTAGTTCTACTTTACCAAATAGTTTAACTATAGAATACTATGGTGGCTATATTACTGCTCCAGATGATATTAAATTATGCACATTCGAGTTAATTGACCATTATGTTTCAGAGAAATATATTCAAGGTAGGCAGTTAAAAGGTAGCTCACAGGACATGGCGCCTACAGCTCAACCGACTACTTTGCCAATTCATATTAAGCAGATACTGGATTTATATAGGGTGTTTTAGGTATGAGAGCTAGGTTAGTTTATATATTAAAAAAATTAAGTACATCTAATCCAAAAGTATATAATAGAGTTATTCACGCATTTGAAAATTTTGATAAGGATGTATCACGTGTTGACAATAAGTATTATACTAAGTATCAAGAAATTGTTAGACCTTTGGAAAAAGAATCTTCAGTGTATGAACTAAGAGATATGAGTGTAATACGTAAGGCTTTAAAAGATTACTTCTCCGATTTAGAATACACTGTAAGTACGTATATTACTAAAAATGACTTAAATAAGCACAAAACTAATATAGATAGGATAATTTATGCAGAGCTGTCAAAAGTAAATGGTAGTATTTCAGTAAGGCAAATTAATAATATAGTAAAGAATGAATTAAAAGATAGTTTTGCTATTATTACTGTAGGATATTTAATTAGTGACCCAGGAAATAAATTAAAAGTCTCTGCTTTATCAAGTACAATTAAAAGTAGTTTTCCAGGTATTAAGGCATTAACTATTTCTTATGATTTACTTAATAGTGACCGTAGTATTCATACTATTGCAAGTGATTTTTCTAATAATTTAATATTGATTCCTGAAGCTAAATATGCTAGGTCATCTAATTATTTAAATTTTGTTCTACCTTATATAAAAAATATAACAGGAGAAAACCCTCAAAGAATATCTTTTATCAGAGATTTAACGGATTACTTTATATTTGGACATGCTTGGCCATTATCTGGTATATTTAAACTTTTATCTAACTCAGATTTTGATAAAAGTGGTTTAAGAGGGAAATCTCCAATAGTGCAAAGTACAACGGCAGTAGATATTAAGAATAAAGTAGATAAGATAAATAAATTATTAGATGATATAACTATTAAGCACGGAAATATAGTAGGTGGAAAGACACAAAGAAATATAGAGCTTACTAGAAAGGCTAATTCACTTCTATTAAACTATAGTATTTCTAGTAGCACTCCTACTAACCCTATACGTATAGATTCTTCTAGTCTATTAAATGATAACTATGTTCCTTTACTAGATAATTTAATACATACATTAATACGTATATATAGCAGTAGTGGCATACAATCAAACTACAGCAATATATTTTCTGATTGGGAAAACATTATATCTCATATTAGTGGTAGTATAGGGGAATTAGGTGGATCGCCCTCCTATTTTGATATTTTGAACAATAGATTTGACAATATATTTAAAACAGGAAAAGATATACTTAATAGTGTAAAGATAGTATCTAAAGCAACTATTTCAAATAGTTTTAAACAATTAAAAAATATTGTTCTTAATAGCAAACATGTTAGTAAACCAAAAAAACAAAAAATAGTATCTAAAATACCAACCAAAAAACCTAAAGTAAAAACTAAAATTATATCTATATCCTCTAGTTCAAGTAGTAAACCAACTAGAAGCCTTGAGACAAAGCATAGAATTAAGGATATCATAAACTCTTTACTACATGATACCCTACAGAAGAATATGACTGGTGAACCTACATTAAAATATAGAACAGGCAGATTTGCTCGTTCAGCCAAAGTACTAGATGTAACTCAAAGAGGAAACCAACATGGTACTAATTTAACAGTGGATTATGGATATCAAACTGACCCATATCAGGTATTTGAAAGCACTATGCCTTGGGCCAAATATCCACAAAGAAATCCTCAGTATATTATAGATAATGCAATTAAAGATATTGTAAGAGAAAGATTTACAAAACAATTTAAATCAGTGCAAACTAGATTTTATGGGAGTACATAGTGGCTATTGCTAGAACAAAAAGAATGAAGATTGTAAATGCTTTAGTAGAATTATTAAAGCAGATTAATGGCATAGACCCATATGTATCAAATTTATATAATAACGTGCAAGGGCGCTTAATTTGGTGGGACCAAGTTAATGACTTTCCTTTTGTATGTGTAACAGCAGCAGATGAGGTCAGAGAGTATTTACCATCTGATTTTAAATGGGGCTTTTTAGGCATAACGATAAGAATCTATGTACAGCAAGAAGAAGCTATGTTAGCTCTAGAAGATATATTAGCGGATATAGAGCATGTAATAGATACCAATTTCCAATTTGAATATGAGCCTGGAAAATACGTTACAGATACAAGAATTACATCTATCTCCACTGATGAAGGGGTCATGGACCCTATGGGCATTGGGGAGATCAGCTTACAATGTAGATATGAACCAGGTTAGGTGCTTGGTTTTGGAGAAAATTAAATGGCTTTAAATTTACAACGTTCCTCAAGATTTTTTATTGGTCCAGATGTTCCAGTAGCTACAACTTATGATGCCTCTAATTTTTATGAGATTAATGTTATGTCTGGATATAGTTTTTCACAGGAATCCGAAACTGAAGATATTCAGATTTCTGAAGCGGGGGATAGACCAGTTAGAGGTACTAAAACATTTTCTACAGCTATTAAGGAAGGTAACTTTTCATTTACTACGTATATTAAGTTATTCTACAATACAACAAGTGGATCTGAAAAAACAGATATGATAGAAGGTATTTTATGGGAATCTTTATTGGGGAATAAAAGTACCGCAACAGCGCCATATGGTACAAAAGCTAATTCATTAACATGCATAGATGGAACAGCAGTTGCAACTACTATCAAATCCGATACAAATCAGTTATCTTTATTAAATATATATATTCTAATGGATAAGACTATGTATAAATTAGGGAAAGCATGCATTAATGAAGCTGAGGTAGATTTTGCCATAGATGATATTGCTAAAATTTCCTGGAGTGGATATTGTGATACGGTATCTGAAATCACTACTATAGCATCTGGCAATAACCACTCCAAATCTAATTTAAAGGCCTCTAACTTTAGAGGAACTGCTAACACAGTTGCACCAACATCTATATTCCTATTAGACAATACACAAACATGCGCAGGTACGGCATTAGTAGCTTCGTTTAATCCGGAGCTTATTGTAAATAAATTATCTACTGTTAGTTTAGTACGACATACAGGCTCACCAGCACCTAAAGCATATTTAAATTATGCTGGTGGAACAAATCCAAATAGTA